TGATGGTTCAGTTTCCTCTAAAAAGCGAGATGAAGCAGTCAACGCATTCCAAAATGACCCGTCAGCCCGATTATTTATAGGCAACATTCAGGCCGCCGGCACCGGGTTAACCCTAACCGCAGCAAGTTCTGTGGCCTTCTTAGAGCTGCCCTGGACTCCCGGGGAGCTTGTCCAGGCAGAAGACCGCTGCCACAGGATAGGGCAAGCCGGCTCAGTCAACGTGTATTACCTATTGGCTGACAACACAATCGAACAAAAAATAGCAACTATGCTGGACAATAAAAGGGAGGTGCTAAACGCAGTATTGGATGGTGAGAAGGTTGAGGAGCATCAATTATTAACAGAGTTAATGAAAACCTATCAAAAGGAGGAACACACCCATGTTGGTAACCCATCTTGACCTGATTAGGAAGCTCGCGTGGCAAAGGGCAAATAGTCACCCCGGCTTAGAATTTGATGATTTATTTTCTGAGGCATGTATCATAGTCTTAGAAAGGCAACACAAATACAACCCAGAAAGGGGTTCAGAAACATCCTTCATATGGAAGGTAGTAGACAACCACCTGTCACAATTACTGAGGCAGGAGGCTTACCGGAACACCAACGCCTTCCCCGTCCCAGAGGTTCACTACAGGGATTATGTAAACAGCACAGAGGAAGAAGCCCTAATTAATGAAAGCTGGCAGGAGTTTATAAGCGGCCTTTCCCCGGAAGCGCAGGCAATTTGTTCTATGGTAATGGAAGAGCAAGACCTTTACCTACCTACAGACAAGCCAAAGAAGTGTAAAAGTATAATCAAGAATGAGCTACGGACAAGGGGCTGGTTGTGGCGGGAGATATGGGGGAGTTTCTCAGAGCTCAAGCAAGCTGTTAACGCTTGGTAGTTTTAAGGTAATTGCTTAGTTACGTATAATATAAAAAGGAGTGATTGAAATGACTTGGAAAGTAGAACCGAGCTTTAAATTGCCACACAACTATGAGCTTCATGGGGACGTTGACCTTCTATACCTAAAAAGGTGGGTTAGTTCTAACGAAACCGCCTTAACAACCATAGCTACTTTTACCCACTACGTAAAGCCAGCAGAGATTCTAAAGGTTGTGCTGAATGACCAAATAAGCGAATTTGGTAGGTGAGCCTAAATGGACGTTATAAGGTTATTACATGACCACCACATACCTTTCGTAACAGAAGGCAACAAGCACTGCACGGAGGGGTGGGTAAACATACACTGCCCCTTCTGCGCGGGCTCACGGGATTACCACCTGGGCATTAGCGGGGACGGCAAAGGTGCTCACTGCTGGCGCTGCGGTGCTCACCCTGTGACTAAAGTACTAAGCCAAACCCTTAACCTCCCGGAATCTAAAGTCAGAGCGGTGCTCCATAAATACCAAATTGTGTCGGGACGTCAACGGGTGGTAGAACCTAAAGTTTCTATTTTCCCTTTGAAATTCCCCACGCCTCATAAGCCGCTGACCCCGGTCTACAAAAACTACCTGACCCAAAGGGGGTTTGACCCCGATAAGTTAGCACGGGAATGGCAATTAATTCAAACAGGGCCGGCAAGCTACCTGGACGGGATTGATTATAGTCACCGGCTGATAATACCCATACGATGGGATGGGGAGGTAGTTAGCTTCCAGGGCCGGGATGTTACAGGCAAAAGTAAACTAAAATACCTATCATGCCCCAAGCGGCGGGAAAAGCTACACCATAAAACAATCCTCTACGGTAAGCAGGAATACTGGCAAAAAAGTAAAGGGGTTATTATAGTTGAGGGTGTAACTGACGTATGGCGGCTTGGTAAGGACGCCGCTGCTACCTTCGGGATTGAGTTTAAAATGGCGCAAGTTATACAGCTCAGTAAACTACACGGCAGGTTATTTATAGTTTTTGACGATGAGCCACAAGCCCAGCAACAGGCAAAGGTATTAGCTACCAAGCTCCGCTTATTGGGCAAAGTGGTTCATATTGAGAAGATAAAAGGTGACCCCGGGAGCCTTACCCAACCGGATGCGGACCACCTGGTGAAAGAACTACTGTTAAGGAGATGATAAAATGGAAAGGACAACCACACCACTCAGGATTCCTGACGCCATAAACTGTACTGCCTCCTCTAACTTCACCCAAGTTCCTAACGAAATATTAAGGAACCCCAGCCTATCACCAAAGGCAAAAGGTATTCTATGCCTGTTGCTATCCAATAAGAACGGTTGGCATAGTCACGTAGCTGCTATCACAAAAATGATGAACGCTGGAGAAAGGGCCATCCGCACAGGTTTGTCAGAATTGGAGGAGCACGGTTTGCTAATGCGATTAAAGTATAGGGACAAAAGCACCAAAAAATACCGTGGTGTGCTATGGTGCTACACAGACCAGCCCGGGGAATATAATCTGGAAGAAAAGGAGATCCTTGGCATTCTTGACAAACATGAATTAGAATTATATGATGGCTCCACAAGTGGGTTTTCCGAACGTGGATTTTCCGAACGTGGAAAACGGAGCACTAATAATACTAATAGAAAAAATATTAATAATAATAAGAAGAATATGGTGAAATCACAAAACAGTGAAAACAGTGGCCATATAACTTCAGCTATGTTTGATAAGTTTTGGAAGCTATACCCAAGGAAGGTAGATAAGGGGAAGGCCAAAACAAAATGGGAACAAATTTGTAGCAAGCCTACCAAGGAGCGCCCCACTTGGAAGGAGGTGAAGTCAGCCATTCGTTCCCAACGGGAAAGTGAGCGTTGGCAAGAGATAAAATACATTCCCCATCCTACCACATGGTTGAACCAACAGAGATGGCTTGATGACCCAGCCGAAATGAAACCTCGCGGCGGTAAACCCTCAGAACATCCAAAAGAAACCCCTCAAGAAGACCCCCATACATTAATCAAATCAGAATTCAAAGACCCAGACACAATAAGGGTATTCACTGAAAACTGCTACAAACCATTCGAACCGCTTTTCAACGGTGTAAACAAATCAGTAATGACCCAAGCCCTCATAAACCTATACTTAGATGTATCAGCTCAGCAACAAAGAAACCTTCCCAATAACCTGCGTGGGCTATTGCCTGGCCCCTTTGATGTAATAAGGGGTTATGCGGAATGGCTTGAGGGTAATAGCTGGGTGACCGATATATCTGTCAAATTGCTGTCCGTAGACCACACCCTGTTCCATAAGTTTAGGAGGCACGAAGCTACTAAGGACAATTCAGAGCGTGACCCGTTAACGGGCAAATCTTATATGAGAGGATAGGAGGTAATTAATACATGAGAGATGAACAGGAATTCTTTGAGAGGCGCATAGTAACCGGCATGATTGTTAGCACAGACTATTTAGATAGGATAAACCGGTTCTGGGACTCAACCCTATTAGAATCCCCTGAAGTAAAGCTAATTACTGACTGGTGCCTGGACTACTATGAGAAATATAACAGTGCCCCGGACAGTAACATTGAATCAATATATATGGAGCACCTAAAGCAAGGGGGCATCCATAAAACTGACGCTCAATATATTGAGGCGCTGCTGGCGGGGTTAAGTGATGAATATGGTAGGGGCACTCAATTCAACTCAGCCTACCTTTATGACCAGACCGTGAAATACCTAAAGACCCGGGAGCTGGAAAGGCATAATCAAGAAGTTCAGGCCTTAATAGATGTAGGTAAGGTAGAGGAAGCGGAGCAGCTTGCCCAAGGTTTCACCCCAACAGTAGCAATAGAGGCCAGCAGCGGTATAGACCTTTCCAGTGAGGAAGCCCTGGAAATGGTGGAAAGGGCTTTTAATGAAACCAGTCAGCGGGTGCTTGATTACCCGGGAGCCTTGGGCGATATGTGGAATGAACACCTTATTCGGGGTGGGTTTTTCACCCTCCTTGCCCCTGAGAAGCGTGGTAAAACATTTATGATGTTAGAACTGGCCTTGCGTGCTATTAGGCAGCGGGCAAACGTAGCCTTTTTTGAAGCAGGGGACATGACCGAAAGCCAACTACTCAGGCGGGTTTGCGTATATATTTCCCGGCGCTCAGACCGTGAAAAGTACTGCCAGGAACGGTTCATACCAGTAGGGGACTGCTCCCACAATCAGCTTGATACCTGTGACCGGCAGGATAGGAACTGTGACCATGGCGTATTTGAAGGCATAGACTCCCAAGCCTTTTATACGAACCCAGAGCAGTTCATAGACCAAGAAACCCTTCAGGGGAAATGGGAGGAGTTCCCAGATTATGAACCTTGTGACAGTCATAGCTGTAAGGACAGGCGGGGCAGCATATGGGTAAAGAAGGTTAAGAAAAGCACACCCCTCAGCGGAAAACAAGCCAAGGAGCAAATGAAAAAGTTTTTTGAGCGGTACCGGCGGCGGTTTAAGTTAAGCTCTTGGCCCGCAGGATTCTTGACTACCACAGAGATGCGCCGGTGCCTGGACGAGTGGGAGCGGGTTGACGGGTTCGTGCCCGATATTATTGTAATTGATTATGCTGACTTGCTCTCCGCAGATGATGGGGCAGTAAACGAATTCAGGCACCGTCAAGACCACGTCTGGAAGAACCTGCGGGCACTATCACAAGAGCGGCACGCACTACTCGTTACAGCTACCCAGGCAGACGCAGATAGCTACAAGCGGGGCCGGTTATCAATATCTAACTTCAGTGAAGATAAGCGTAAACTTGCTCATGTAACTGCCCAATATGGGTTAAACCAAGACCCCTTAGGCAGGGAGAAAAGGTTAGGGCTTATGCGTATAAATGAAATCGTAGTTAGGGAAGGGGAATTCTCTGCCGATAGGGAGGTTTATGTTTTACAAGACCTGGCAGCAGGCAGACCGTTCCTGGAAAGCTATGCCAACCCCACGCATAAATAAACCAACCGTATAATATGGAGAAAGGAGGGGAGAGATATGCCAGTAATCTATAATTTAACAGACAACCCGTTTCGGCGGAATTTCTGGACAATAGAAAACATGAAAGCAGACCCCAGAACGATAGCAAAAATAAAGCATTGGGAAGAAGACCGGGCAAGAGCAAAAGAAGTCTACTGTAACCTGTGTGAAAGGTCTGTTGGTGGGGAGAAGAAGTTTAACACAATCCTATTTATAATATTGCTATTACTATTCGGAATAGGGGCAGTTATTTACCTTGCTTATTACCTTTTCCTCCAAGCTAAGAAATGCCCCATCTGTAAAAACAAATTATAAAGGAGGGCTCAAAATGATTCAATGGACTATGTTATGGGCACCATCAGGAAGGGACGTTTTACACGACCCACAACCAGATTGGCTCTGGATAGCCGCCTTTGTATTTTACCTTGGGATGGTAGCTGTGGGTTATTATCAATACAGCAGAAAGCGATAAAAGGTGAAGTATGGGGGGTCTTGATGGTAATTAAGTTTTAACGTATAATAGAGCAGTAGTAAAAAACAAAAAACAAAGGAGTGTAACAAATGACACTGAAGAAGAAAGACGTTGTCCATGCCGCAAAGGAGCTTAACAAGGTGCTGGGCCTGGACCCGGAAATTGATACCGACCAGCCCAGAAAGCAGTTAGAGGAATTGGTAATAGAGGCCACGGAACTAATTGAACCAGCAGATGAGTTCTCAGAGCAGACTGACGCCGTTATCGCCGCACTTTTAGGAACCGGGGAAACCACACCTGAACCACCACCCGCACAGCCAGATGATTGGGATGAGGCAGTTAACTCCCACACCCCAGAACCGGCACCAGAACCAGAACCGGCTCCAAAACCTAAAGAGGCACAGAAGGGTAAAAAAGGCACGTTCCCGCCCTCAATAGGTATTACCAGAACAGAAGCCGCCGCACAAATACTACAGGGAAAAGATAAAATAACAATAACGGAGTGGGTAGCACAAACCGACGCGGCATATATAAATGAAGGGGGTTCTTCCAATACCAAGGAAAGCCGGTACTCAGTAAACATGGCTATCCGCGCGTTGCGGGGGTTCGGAGCAATAGAAGTAGAAGGGGAAACCGTGAAAAACCTATTCAAAAAGTAAGGGAAAGGGGTTAACCCGTGAAAACTTATAAGTCCGCCTTGGGCATGAGGGGTGATATGTTATATTGCCCCCTTCCCCTCAGCATAGACAGCTACTGGACATGCGAACCGAATTGCCTTCACTGTTATTCTCGCAGGATTAACCGCACATGGGGGGAAGACTTCCGTATGGCCGATGTAGAAGCTGTTAAGAAACAACTCCTCAGCGCCAAGGGCAAAAGCCCACTACACCAAGCCATACGTCAAAAGAAGACGTTGCGGTTAGGTAACAGAACAGACCCCTTCCAGAACTGTGAAAGGGAGTATGGGGTTTCTACCGCACTGACTAAGTTCCTTATGTCCCAAAAATGGGACACGGTGATACAAACTAAGTTCCCACAGCGCGCTTGGGAAATGACAGGGCTGGGAAAGTATAGCACCGTCATGGCTGTGATAATGGTAGGGCTGGAGGAGGATTGGCACACACTTGAACGGGAACAAACAGAAAACCCGGTTGAACGTATCAAGACTCTACAAAAGATTAAGGCTGCCGGGTTCCGTGTGGGTGTGAATGGGGAACCTTTTATTCCAGGCTACCACGGGGTGGAACAATTCCAGACTACGGTAAAATTGCTCAAGCAGCACGGTATAAACCGCTTCAATGTGTATAACCTTCACATCAACGACCTTGTATTAAAGAACCTCCATGGCGCGGGGCTTGACATTGAGAAAATTTGGTATATGAATCAAGATGCCCCATGGAAGAAAACCCTGAAGAAGCTGTTAGCAATTGCTGACCGGCACGGCATAATATTAGGTTGCCCGGACTTCGTGAACAGTGGTTGGGAAGATGTTCAGAAGAGTAATACTTGCTGTGGCCTTGACGTAGAGAACCCGTGTACTTGGAATACGCACCACTTCAAGCGTGCTATACAACAGGGCAAAGACCCCTTACAAGTATGGGATGGCGTAGGGGACTATGAAGAAGGGGTTAAGATTATAGACGGTTCCCTCAAAGATATGTATACAATGAAGGATGTGTCAGGAAAGGGCTGGAAATTGCTATGAAAGAGATTATCCTCAACGACACCCCTATAGAAGAATATGACGGCATTCACGTCAAGCGGGAAGACCTTTGTGCCCCTCCAGGCGCTCCGCCCTTCAGTAAGATAAGGGGATTGGTAAAACACCTGGAAAAGCTAAAACAACAGGGGTTTGAGGGGGCAGCCTATGTAGAAACCTCAGTGAGTATGGCTGGGTGGGGGTTGGCTTGGGCTTGTTACCATCTGGGGCTGAAATGCCTGATTTTCAACCCTATATACAAAAACCCGGCCCCGCTGCTTCAGCATCATCGTTGGCAGTGGGAACGGTGGGGGGCTGAATTGGTAGACATCCCGGCAGGTAGGGCAAAAGTAAACTACTATACCGCCCAAAAACAGGTGCCTCAGGGGTTCCGGTTACTACCTTTGGGGCTGCCCCTATCGGAAACCCTTTCTGAAACCTATACCGTGGCTCGGGATTGCGTTGAGAACTATCGTAGCATTGTGATATGCGTGGGCAGTGGAACGATTGCCGCTGGGGTATTTCAGGCAACCACCCCCGGGCAAACCCTGTATGGGGTAATGTGCCGCTCCGGGGAGTTGGGTAGGAAAAGGCGGCACGTCATGGGGGATGTAATTTTCCCCGGCCTAAGTAAAGGGGAACTGCGGTTGATTGATAAAGGTTGGGAATACGCTCAACCTTGTGAAGTGAAAACCCCGTTCCCGTGCCATGATTATTATGACACTAAAGCATGGGAATGGCTGGTACAAAATAAAGAATCGTTAGAACCCCCCATATTGTTCTGGAATATAGGGGCATTACCGGGGGGCTGGCCACATAAATAAAGGAGGTGTCAAAAATAGATTATTCAGAACTGCGCAAAGAAGTCAGTAGAATAGTTCCGGGCCTTCGCCCATTTTTCAAAGCTACCGGTAAGGTTCAAGCGGTCAAGGAAAAAGGCAGAAAAAAAGACTACAGCCAATTCCACCTGCTTGACCAAGAGTGGAAGGAGCAAAGGCGCTTACTTAAGACTGAACAAATAAATACCTTCCTGGAAATATCCCTGCGTGCCCAAGCATGCCCTATGCCTTTTAATGGCGACGTATGGGACGGGTTGAATTGCCCGTTCGGTTGTATATATTGTTATGCTAATGCTTTTAGGGCCAGCTTATATACAGCCTTCTTTGATAATTCTAAGACCCTTGGACTGCGGCACTGTAACCCGGATTATTACAAAAGGGAAATGGAAAAAATGCTACCTTTAAGGGGCAAAGACCCCCACGGGCTTTACGACATCCGGAAAGCGTTCGCCATGGAAATACCACTGCGCTTGGGCATACGCTTTGAGGATTTTAATCCAGAGGAACGCCGGGCCGGTATAAGCCTGGAAATGTTAAAATACTTAAAAGATATTGAATACCCGGTTATGATAAACACCAAAGCAGGCTTAGTAGGGGAGGATGAATACGTCAAAGCCCTTGGGGACAACCCTGCCGGTGCAGCGGTTCACATTACCCTTACATCATCTAACGACCGTGTAAACCGTAATATAGAACCGGGTGCTCCAAATTATTCAGAACGCATGACGGCGGCCAAAAACCTAATTGATGCGGGTGTGCGGGTTGTAGCAAGGATTGAGCCTTATTTATTCTTGGTTAATGATGACCCGGATGAAGTGGAAAAGTATATTCAAGACATGAAAGAAATTGGGGTCAAAAACATAACCTTTGATACCTACTCTTACTCAGCGAACAACCCCGGTATAAGACAAGATTTTATCAACCGGGGCATAGACTTTGACCGTCTTTTTACAGCCGGGTGCGATAGCCAAAGGTTGGGCAGCACCCTATTAGGAGCCTACATGGACAAGTTCCGGGAACACGGTATTTCCTGCTCTACGTTTGACTTGGGGAACGTTCCTAATAATGACCAGTCCATATGCTGCGAAGTAGGGGACTGGTTTAAAGGGGGCTGGAACTACGGTTGCACGGTCATGGCTGTGCGTTTCATTACCCAGAACAAAGGTAAACCGGTGACTTGGGGGCAATACAGAGATTGGGTTATGGAAAATGGGGGCTTTTTATCCCCGGGTTTGGAGCGGGAGGTTCATGAATTGTGGAATATAGAAGGGAGTAATGTGGCCTACAGCCCTATCTGGGCCGGGGGTGTGGTTCCCGTAGGATGGGATGAAGGGGGTGTGGTTTGGTCGTATATTCCAGCCTCAGATGAAAGGAAAGAACTAATAAACGCACTGAAAGTAGGGGTGAAGAAATGACAAGAATAAAAGCCAGTAGCAGGATAGAGGGTATTTTTGCCCACGCGGTAGCCATGGACAACCGGGGCATGAAGAATATAATTCACTGTGTGGGTTCCAGTGTTTATATACTGAATTTTGATTATAGCATGATATTGAAGTTTTCCCTGAGGAAGAGTGAGGTTTCCTTCCCTTCCCCTGTATCCTTTAATGCTAACGAATATGATTCCCCGGACTTTTCCTTTAACGTAGATGAGCATGGTGGGGAGATAATATTCTATACCGCTTCAAAAGAATATGGTCGCAAAAAGATTTGCCGGACACCCAAATCCGGGCCTGATGCTAAAGACGTTGCTAAACTATACCGGGGCTTGAAGAAGACCGGGGAACAAGGGCCATACTTATTTCACCTATCAGAGGAGTGTGTGCCCCTATTGGAGGAAGGTCTTTCCCATACTGAAATATCGGTAGAAAATTCTAAGTTGGTATTGAGACAACGTAATGTATACACGGGAACGCTCATAGAAGTAGAGCCGTCTCGGGGCAAAGGGTTCTTTACAATAGATAATTTGCCTGAGAACCTTCCACCAATAGCACTAAAGACAAAGGACTTTATGAGCCTATTCGCTGCGCGTAAAGCTCTATCGTTTATACCTACCGAAGACTTCCTGATGGTAAAGGATTCCAAAAAAGAAGACTTTGAAGGTATATTAGCACTGTGTAAATATGATATGGTTATTGACCTTCACCAAGGTGAAGACGAGGAAGGAGGGGAGGACAATGGGCGGAAAGAGCCGGAAGAGAGGGCAGGTAAGCAAAAAGCTAATAGACCGGATAAAGCAAAACAACCCCAGCGGAGGAAGTAATACTGAGGATGCCCCTAAAAAGAAGTCAAACTGCGCCCCGGTAAGGAAGGACGGGCCTTTGTTATGATTATGAGTGAAGTGGTGGAATATATACAAAGGGCAAAACTGTTAGGAATCATACCCAATTTTTGGTTGAGTGAGGATTACCTTGCCATACAAGATGCCCAGCTACGTAGCAACGGAAAGGTTATTTGGGTAGAAGAAGGGGAGTGGGCCATATTTCCGCCCTTGCCTATAGATTCCAACGAACTCAAAAAGGAAAGTTGCCCGCCCCTTAAAGTGTGGAGTGACTTTGAAAACCTGTGCCCGGGAGATAATGCGGAATTCTTGGATTGGGAATACACCTATGCCGCTGATAATTTCAACGCTATGGATGGGAAAAAATGGTCCACTTTCCGCAAAAATTCTCGCAAGTGGATAAAGGGTAGGGACTGGGACTATACGCATCACCCTGCTCCAAATATTTGCGTAGAAATGTTATTACTGAAGTGGTTGGAAAGTAAACCAGTGGGTGAAGTAGTACACGACCAAGATTCAATGGTATGGTTCCTGTTTGAAAGTAAGCGGCGGGGGTTCCTATACGATAAGGATAAGTTGGTAGGAGTAAACGTGTGGGACAGCAATGACCCTTTATTGATGTATAGGTATTGCGTCACAGACCCAGACGAGCCTTACCTTAACGAGTTTGCCCGGCTGCTATTTTACAGAAGTGTTCCTGGAAGGTTGGTGATTGATGGAGGTTGTTTAGGGAACCCGGGGTTGGAACGGTTCAAGGATAAGCTCAACCCCGTTAAAAAGCGGGCAATGTATTCAAGAGCGATATAAAAAGGAGTGAGTAATAATGAAATACAAAGGAGAAAACTGGTCAGGGGCAGAAGTTAGAGCGTATTTCAAAGAGCGGTTCCCCGGCCTCAGGGTAACTACCAACAAGCCCTATAACAAAGGGGCATCTGCTATAGACCCGGACACGGGGGTGGTGTTACTTGAAGGCAAAAAAAATTTCATGCTGATAGACAAGGCTACGGCACCCGACACAGAAACCCTAAAGTTTGAATACCACAAATTAATAAACATGCCCCGAACAGTAGACTTGAAGAACCGCCCAGAGAAGTTATTCACGAAGGCTCTTTCCTATGTAATAGAAGCCATGGAACTGTCCGGTTTGAATCACCGCCCCCGTTTCATAGTTGGAGAGGACGGGTTCCCCACAAGCATCAAGTTGGGGGGCTTTGAATTCGACCTTCATGGTATGAAAATTAAGGAGGGTACCAAGGGTGGACAAAGAAAAAAAAGAAAACAGTAAAAAGGAAAAGCGGTTACTGCCCGGGGACTTTCAGCGCAAGATAAAATATGAAAGCCTGGATGACAACCCAAAGGAAATAGAACAAAGCCGGGGCAGGTTATTTGAATTCCCTGAGGACTTAAAAGGGTTCCAATTTGAAGACCGGGACTTCCTGGTGTTCTACTTTGACAACAAGGAAGACTACACCACCGTGCTAAAACAATTCGGTATAGCAAAGCGGGGGCTGAGTCACCCGGAGTTAGATACAGACAAGTTGGTCAAATTGGTTAAATGGTATAAGGCAGCCCGGGAAAGGGGTGAGAAGATTGAGGAGGAAGAATAATAACGGGGGCCAAACGCAATACTTGGAAATATGTGAGGCTTGCGGGGTTTGTAAAAGTGTAGATGTTCCCCCGGGAACGCTGTGTGCCTCTTTAAGTAAACAAGCCCGGATACAGTTTGAATACCCGGAAACCTTCCCACAAAACTATGGGGGGTGCCGGTTCTCTTCTGACGCATTTGATTGTGCCATACCTATAGCAATAGACAGTCACTCCGGTTGCTCTTATAATTGCCTTTACTGCTTTTCCAACAACCTTCAAAGGGCATTTGACCGCAACAACAGCATACTAAAGATTGCGCAGGAAGGGGGTTCCCTATATAAGGAATGGCCTATTAAGCAGCTGGAAAAGTTCTTGGCCCGGGAATATCAAGATGAACAAAGTCAGGCCATGTATACTTTAATGGACCGTGGTGCCCCAGTACAATTAGGGGCATTGGGAGACCCCTTTGATGACTTGGAAATACACAGCGGCTGGGCCAAGAAGGCTATTCCCTTGTTTATAAAATACAAACAGCCCGTACGCATAAGCACTAAAGGGGGCAAGGCGCTACAAAACAAAGAATACCTACAGCTTATTGAGCAAAGCCCGGAACAATTTTGGTTCGCGTGGAGTATTATATGTAACGATGATGAAAGGATATCAAAGGTGGATATAAATGCCCCGGTAACTTCTGAGCGGCTACAAGCAATGAAGCAGCTCACCGATATGGGGAGCCGGTGTAGCTTGAGGTTCCGGCCATTCCTGCCGGGGTTGAGTGATAGCTATCCCGGGGAACCGGAGGCATGGCGGGTGCTAATAGAGCGGGCACATGAAGCCGGAGCTGAGGCGGTAAGTTTTGAATACATCTTTTTATCTTCCTTTCTTACTCCCCGGCAAAAGGCTATGTATCAGCTGATGTTCCGTGCTATGGATTGGCCCGACTTCGGTGAATGGTGGAATTCCCAAAGTAACCCAGCAGAGGCTTGCCGCAGGGCCACCCGGGATTACAAGCATGATATGACCAAAAAAGTCTACGACACTTGTAAGGGCTTGGGTATGCGGTTCGGGATAAGCGACCCACATTTCAAGGAACTTAACGATACCGGCTGCTGTTGCGGTATGCCGGAAGAGGATGAGTGGTTCGGTAACTGGAGCCGCCGCCAAACAACGGAGGTTCTGGTTCAAGCACGTAGGGCTTACGAAAAGGGTGAACCCCGCTTATTCACTTATAATGACTGGCGCCCCGAGTGGGCTCATAGGGTACCCCTTACGACTATGGTTAGTGCCAGCAACTGGCATAATTACCGCCGCAAAAAGTTCAAAACATTCGGAGATAAAATGAGGGACATATGGAATAATCCTAAAGCTGCCCGGGGGCCATATCAATACTTCGGCAAAGTCCTGGTACCCGTAGGGAAAGATCGCCACACTGATGACCTCATATATGAGTATCAACCTTGGTATTCGGGGAAGGAAAAAAAGACAATATACAAAAGCCTTACCCAGTAGAATAAAAAATGAAAAGGAGTTGTTCGGTTGTGAAAATCAACAAATCAGATTTGCAAGGCGCGTTGGAAAAGGTAAAGCCGGGGCTGGCCAACAGGGAATTAATTGAACAGTCTACAAGCTTCGCCTTCATGGGGGACAGGGTTGTTACTTATAATGATGAAATCAGTATATCACACCCGGTAGAAGGGCTGAATGTAACCGGGGCCATCAAAGCTCAGGCGCTTTATGCCTTCCTCAGTAAAGTAAAGCGGGAAGAGATTGACGTAGAATGGGAAGAAAATCAAGTTGTAATCAAGGCCGGTAAGTCTAAAGCGGGGTTGGTATTTGAGCAGGAGGTAAGGCTACCAGTGGAAGAGGTGGGGGAAATTGGCAAGTGGAAGAAGCTCCCCGCAGATGTATTAGACGGGTTAAAGTTCTGCTACCCATGCTGTTCTAAGGATATGAGTCGGCCCATTCTAACCTGTGTTCATGTTGAAGAGGATAAAGTGGAAGCGTCAGACTCCTACCAGATTGTAAAATATACGCTGGGCAAAAAGGTTCCTGTCAAGCGTTCATTAATACCTGCCGCAGCGGTGAGGGAACTACTAAAATATGACGTCAAAGAAGTGGCGGAAGGGAGTGGTTGGTTACACTTCAAAACAGAAGATGGAACGGTATTCTCCTCACGGGTATTTGATGGGGACTACCCAGAAGTAGACGAGTTCCTTGCGTTTGAGGGGGTGGAAATACCTTTCCCCAAAACAGCCTCTTCCGCCCTTGAGCGGGCACAGGTGTTCTCAAAGAGTGATTTCAGCACGAATGATGTGGCTGTGGTAGTAGTTGAGGTGGCGGAGGGTGAGATTAAGTTTACCGCTCAGGACGAATACGGATGGTTTGAGGAAACAATAAAGACAAAATACAAAGGGGAGGCTGTCAGGTTTACCACCAGTGTAGAATTCTTAATCAACCTATTGGAGCAATCCCCGGCCTGTATATATGGTGAGGACAGGATTAAGTTTACCGGGGAGAATTGGGAACATGTAGCAGCAGCTACAGCGGGCAGGGAGTGATTAGGTGAAGGGCTTTTTTAATATAGAACAGACCCAGACCAAAGGCGGGGAAACTAAAGGCAATTCCTGCGCCTCCTGTGGGCTTTACAGGTTTGCCTTAACTCCAAAGATGGAGCCATACGGAGGGTTCAAAAAAGGTATTATGGTGATTGGGGAAGCTCCCGGTGAGGATGAAGACCGGCGGGGCAGACCATGGCAGGGCAAGATGGGCAGGGTTTTGCAAAGAAAATACAAGCAACTCGGGTTGGACTTGTTTGAGGATTGTGTGAGTCTGAATGCCGTGAACTGCCACCCCACCGATAAAAAGGGGGCAAACCGGGGTCCAACCGACCAAGAAATTGCCTGCTGCCGGCCAAAGGTTATGCGTATCATAGAGCAATACCAACCTGAAATAATTATACTACACGGGGGGGTTCCTACTACCTCTCTCATAGGGCATAAATGGCGCGGGGACTTCGGCGGTATAATGAAATGGCGAGGTTGGACTATCCCAGACAGGGAATATAATGCTTGGGTTTGCCCAACCTTCCACCCTTCCTTTATCGAACGGCAGGAAGGGGCCAGTGAAGCGGAAGTAATTTGGGCAAGGGATTTGGAACAAGCCTTTTCCCGGCAAGGGGTTCCTTTTCCTAACCGAGGGGAACCGGAAGCGTGTGTTGAGGTAAGTAATGATATAGAGGGGGTCTTAATGAAGCTGCTGGACCACCCATACATGACGGCCTTTGATATTGAAACCACGGGACTGAAGCCCTATAACACAGACGCTCATAAAATAGTTACAATTTCCTTCTGCCAGAGCCCTGATAAAGCATACGCAATACCTTTCCCTACTGAAAAGAAGCACCTGCGCATATTGAAAACACTATTGAAAAGCCCGGGTGTGCCTAAGATAGCGGCCAATATGAAGTATGAGGACAACTGGTTACAGGTATTGTATGGGATAAAGGTTTACCCGTGGTTGTTTGATACTATGCAGGCGGCTCATATATTAAACAACCACCCCGGTATAACAAGCCTGAAATTCCAGAGTTATGTAAGGTTTGGGGTGCTGGGTTATGACGGTGAGGTTTCCCCTTACCTGAAAAGCGGTAACTCTCACGGGGTGAATAGAATCACGGAATTGGTAGAGAACGAAGAATGGTTTCAAAAACTATTACTTTATAACGGGGTGGACAGCCTAATGACTTACAGATTAGCCATATCACAAATGCGGGAGTTGAACCTATTATGAAAACTCAAGCCACAACAGCGGATGCCTATAAACTATTTCATGACGGGGTTCAGGCACTGGCCCGGGCCGAGCGGGAGGGCATAAGGGTTGACGTGGACTACTGTTCTCGGAAGAAAACGCACCTTGCCCGGAAGATTGAATACTTTCATAAACAACTGGAACAGACAAAGCTATACCGGCAGTGGTGCCACATATACAAGGATAAGGTAAACATCCACAGCAATCACCAACTGTCCAGAATACTATACCATACTATGAAAATAGAGCCTACCAAGACCACAGAAAGTGGTCAGGGTTCTACCGATGAAGAAGTGCTAAGCCGGTTAGGGGTTCCCGGGCTGGAACTAATCCTGAGAATCCGCAAACTCGCTAAGATAAAAAGCACCTACCTGGAAGCCTTCGTAAGGGAGCAGTATGGGGGTTACATTCACCCATCCTTTAACTTACACACCGTTCGCACCTATCGCTCCAGCTCAGCAGACCCTAACTTCCAGAATATCCCCAAGCGGGATAAGGAGGCAATGAGGATATGCCGGAGGGCCTTGTTGCCCAGGCCGGGGCATATGTTAGTAGAGGCTGACTTTTCCGCCTTAGAAGTAATGATATCAGCGTGCTACCATAAAGACCCTACTATGATGGATTATCTCAAGGATAAGAACGCCGACATGCACCTTGATATGGCCAAGCAAATATTCATGTTTGACAGCTTAGATAAGACCCTTCCCCCATACGCACTACTTAGGCAAGCCGCCAAGAATGGGTTTGTGTTCCCTCAATTTTATGGTGACTACTACGGGAACAACGCCTTCTCTTTATGCGAATGGGTAAAACTACCTACTGGGAAATGGCAGACCGGGCAGGGCATTACCCTCCCAGATGGGACGTATATATCAACTCACCTACGAAAGCACGGTTTGCGCAATTTTGACCAGTTTATGGAGCATATAAAGCAGGTGGAAGATGACTTCTGGGGCAGGAGGTTTCGCGTATATAGCAGCTGGCGAAAAAGTTGGGTGGAGAAATATCGTAAGCGGGGTTGGCTGAAGATGCATACCGGGTTTGTATGCTCAGGTATAATGAAGAAGAACGAAATTATTAATTACCCTATTCAGGGTTCAGCCTTCCATTGCCTACTGTTCACCTTTACAGAACTGGACAAAGTTATGGAGCAGCAAGGGTGGAAGTCAAGACTGGTGGGACAAATACATGACTCAATTATTATGGATGTATACCCGTCAGAACTGCCCACAATAAAGCAAGAAATCAACCATATCGTAAGTGAGAAACTACCAGAGGCCTGGAAATGGATTATTGTGCCCCTTGAAATTGATGTGGACGAATATGAAATAGACGGGCCTTGGATAGCTTAATTAAAAAGGAGGGCATGAAATGACGTTACACCTAAAATACCGGCCAGACACCCTTGATGAGGTGGTAGGTAATAAAGATGTTATTCAAGTATTGAGAGACCAACTAACTGAGGGGGCAAAGCAGCCTCTATCTAAGAGCTTACTATTTCACGGGCCAACGGGTTGCGGCAAAACTACCTTGGGCAGGATTATAGCGCGGGAGCTTGGGGCAAAGGGGAATGACCTGCGGGAAATTGACTCTGCGGACTTCCGGGGCATAGAAACTATTCGGGATATTCGTAAGCAAAGTTCTTACAAACCATTAGAAAGCCCTTGCCGGGTGTGGATACTTGATGAGGTTCACCGCTTAACCGGTGACGCCCAAAGTGCTCTGCTAAAAGCCTTAGAGGACACACCTTCACATGTTTACTACATCTTGTGTACCACCGACCCACAGAAACTACTGCCCACTATAAAGGGCCGGTGTGCCCACTACCAAGTAAGCCCTTTAACCGATAAAGAAATGAAAAGATTACTCCGTCACGTGGTTAAAGCGGAAGAGGACTCCCTGCCCAAGGAAATATATGACCAGATAACTCAGGACAGCATGGGCTACCCAAGGAACGCTTTACAGGTGCTGGCTCAAGTATTGGCGGTAGAAGAGGAAAAAAGAATGGAGGTAGCAAGGCGCACCGCAGAAGTCCAGTCAAAAACTATTGAGCTCTGCCGCGCTTTAACCCAAGGAACGTCTTGGGGGGCTGTAGCTCAAATATTAAAAGGGTTAAAGGAAGAGGAACCGGAGCAAATAAGGAGGGCTGTGCTTGGTTACTGCCAATCAGTTTTATTAGGACAAACGAGGAATGATGGGGTGGCCGGGGTGATGGAGGAGTTCATTGAACCCTTCTATAATTCAGGGTTCCCGGGCCTCACCCTTGCCTGCTACAATGTTCTATTCGGTGGGGAGGATGTGCCTTTTTAAGGTAATCAGGTTTTAACGTATAATAAGGCAGGAGAGGGGGTGACAGAATGGAGAACCTTAACTATGAGCAGGACGTCAAGATTGACCCGAACGCCCTTGACGTGGAGTGGCTGGAGCAAGCGGAGTTAATGAAGAAATACGCACATCATGCTGCGGATACAAAAAAGGATATGGATGAAGCCAAAGAGCGTATGGAGGCCGGTAAAGCAAGGATAGAGATGGACGTTCGGACAAGCCCACAACTCTATAACCTGGAAAAGGTAACTGAAGGGGCCATACAAAGCACCATACTACTACAGAAGGACTATCAAGAATTGGTTACAGAATACAACAAAGCTAAGTATGAATATGACGTGTCTGTGGCGGTTGTGCGGGCCATTGACCAAAGGAAAACAGCCCTGGAGAACCTCGTTAAGTTGTTAACCGCTTCTTACTTTGCCGGGCCAAAAGCGCCCCGCGATTTGTATCAGGAGCACCTTGAACAACAAGAACGTAAAAAGGAAAATGCCAAGGTCAAAATTTCACGCAAGAAAGGAGGGCACAAATGAGCTTTACAGAAGAGTTGGCAATCACAATATTCATAGCAATACTACTACTCCCCATTTACGTGATTGTGCTCTCTATGAGCGCTTATATTGGCAAGGTGTGGGCAATAAAATTATTATTCAAAAAGGAGAGATTATAATGGCGAAAAAAGTTAAGAAGAAAAGGTTCAAAGGGACAGTATCAAGGAACGCGGCAAAGCAAGCCCGTGGTACTCAGCTTGGGCATTTAAGCCTACCTAAGGGGTTGCCTGTATTCAAGGAGGAGCCGGGTTCCCGGGTCAGCCTGGATATTATACCGTATGTCGTTACAGATTCACAGCACCCAGATAAAGATGAAGAATACGAAATTGCGGTTGAAGGCAGCCTGTGGTATAAGCGGCCTTACTGGTTACACCGTAACATTGGGCCGGAGAACCAAGCGGTAGTCTGCCCTGTCAGTGCCGCACAAAAGTGCCCTATTTGCGAATACAGGGCTCAACTATTGAAAGACGGGGCCGACTGGCAGGATGAATCTGTAAAAGCCCTGAAGGCATCTATGCGTAACCTTTACTTCGCAGTTCCTAAAGGCGCAAAGAAGTATGAGGAAACACCCCATGTCTGGGATATAAGTCAGTTCCTTTTCCAGACTAAGCTGAATGAGGAAATCGGGGAAAATGAAGATTATGAAACCTTCCCCGACCTGGAAGACGGTTACACCCTTCAAATAAGGTTCAGTGAAGAGAGTTTAGGGGCCAACAAGTATGCTGAAACAAGCCGGATTGATTTTAAGGAGCGGGATAAACCCTACAAGGAGTCCATAATAGATGACCTGCCTTCCTTAGATGCCCTGCTGGACGTGCCGTCTTACAAAGCGGTAGAAGCTATGTTCTTTGGGGGGCTTGACCAAGAAGAAGCGGAAGAAGAGGTTGAAGTAACCGATGAAGATGCGGTTGAAGCGGAGGAGGAAGAAGAGCAGCCAAAACCGGCACGCAAGCGTAAACCAGAACCCGAGCCAGAGGATGATGATGAAGAGGAAGAAGAGGAAGAGGATGAAGAGGAAGAGGAAGAGGAAGAGGATGAAGAAGAGGAAGAGGTAAAGCCTAAAGAAAAAAAGAAAGAACCGCCGAAAAAAGAGCCCAAAGGCAAGGGCAAAGGTAAAACTGAAAAATGCCCTCACGGTCATACGTTTGGAGAGGACTGTGAAGAGTATGATGAATGTGACGAATGTGAGCTGTGGGAGAAGTGTATGGACGCTTCAGAAAAGTAGGGAGGAGGTAACTATAAATGAAAGATGACATACTATTAAGTGGAGAACAGCAATTTGTGGGGGCTTACCTGCCCCCGCAGGTTGCTGACTACCTGCGGCTGCTATCCGTAAATTGGGGGCAAAGTGTACAAAAAACTTTACAACGGTTGATTGATGATAAAAGAGTAGACCTACCTGAGAATCAGCTTGTTGCTAACTTAGCGAATCAAGCTGTAACTGACTGGCGGTACCGGTTAGAAAGGGGGATTTTGAGCGGTAATAAACAGCAGCAGCAAGCCTTCATATACCAATTGAGGGCCAAGTTAAAGCGGAAGAAGATTAATGAAATTTACATTCAGAATATAATAGCTCAAGCCCAAAGGGGTATTACCACATGAAAAGAACAAAGGCGCAAAAGCTAAGCACACAAGTGGAGCATAAAGCTAAAAACAAAGATAAGCAAACCACTCCCCAGTATGAAGGAACGAGCACTGCTGTATCTACTGGGTCCACGCTGCTTGACTTAGCCATATCCGGGGGCCGGTTCCGGGAAGGGGGGATACCCACAGGGATTCTGGTGGAAATATTTGGCCCGTCAGGCACAGGGAAGACGGTATTGCTTTGCCAAATCGCAGGG